TGCAATCACACGCGCGAGCTCGCGGGTTTTTGTGTCATATATGCCGTAATGAACGTAATCGAAGGTATTGGAAATGAACCGCGATTCGTGTGTCGTTTGTTCACGATACATTACAGCTGACAGAGATCGTATAAGATACCTGGTTATCGAAGAATCTGTCAGGACTAGAACTAGAGCTTTACAGATAAGGAAAGACTTATGTGAAAACCACAGGCACATTGGGTATAGTGCTAGGAGCCATACCGTAGGAGAGGCCGGATTCACTTCGGGCACTACGGAGGCGGGGAATGCGTCATTACCTTCCCCGCTTCCAACATTATCTGATTTCGGTGCGCGTCACCGATCGCATCATGAATATAATGTGAGACGACTTAGGCGTGAGAAGTTGAGAAGAAAGAGTCGGAAGGTTAATCGACCTTAGTTCTCGGTAGGGGCAAAGCCGCCCGTAGGAGAGGCTGAACAAATTGTTCTAATTTTTCACTCAGTTTGAGTTTGCTGACTCTGCTAGGGCATCGTGGGTGGGCACTATCGCAAAACATTATTAGCAGATAGTGCACCCGGTTTTTATATGCAAACCAAGATATTGAGCCAAGTTAACATTACGAACACAGGCGCAACGCTGTCAGCTTACCTAGATGCAGCTGCTGAGTTCTCCAAATTAGAGAGAAAACATCATACACAAACAGATAATGAACATTATCCATTAGTGTATGACATGTTAGTTACGGTGAAACCCCAGTTTACGTATAAGTTCATGACTGATCCTAATACTGGTGGGACAAGTTTACGGCAAGAAAATGTTAATTTTGATTGTTCAACAGTTCCTAACAACTGGCAGACTAGGAATGCTGTCCGTATGGCAGAATTCCAAAGAAAAGAGTTGCGAGAGGAAGCAGGTGTTTCTGATGAGTCTATAGGGAAATATGCTAAGAACATTAGATTTAATATGGATCCTAGCATGTATGGAGTCACATACTATCCAACTGTAGGAGGTGGCGGTACTGCAACTGCTACGCGTATTTACGCTTATTCAACAATAATTCCTACACCAGCTGTATTTCAGGGTGGAGTTTGGGATAATAATGGAGTACCTACTTCAACTTGGGATTATACCGAATTAACACAGATGACGAAGGACCCAAGTACTGGAGTCCCAACGGCAGCAGATTCATTCTTTTTGAATGTATTAGGAGCTCATTCATCATCATCTGCGGGTGGACCTTACGATTATATTTCAACACTATTGGCATATAATCAACGTCGTCAAACAGTAAGGGACAAAGCAACTGCAGTAGCAGGTGGTGATACTCAATTTATTGTAACTGAGTCTCCCTTTTTCAGAATACCTGAACAAGACGTTTCCGAGGATGCTTACGTAGGCATTACGCTGGATGAACAAGACAGGCCGCCATATGATCGCGACGCGAGCACTTCTGGAACTGATGATTCCATGTTGGCGCAACCAGTAGCTCAAATGAATTTATCAAATGCTTCTGGATTAACTTCACATACGTTTCGAGTACAGGCTCCTCTCGGACTGTTAAAACTCGACTTTGACCCTAATACTGAATATGGTGAAAGACCTATTGATTTGGAATTCCAACTTTTAGGAACTTACAGAATGGAATAGGTAAGTATAGTATGAAGTCAAAACTATCAAGCGAGCAACTACATTTCATAGCTGGAATGATTGTAGGCACAGCGATTCATGAACCTGTTACGATTATGGTAGGTTTGTAGATGCCTGTATATACTGGCACTATGGACGGGGAGACTATCGGTAGTTACCCCGTATTAGCAGATAATGAACGAGTTGTGAATACAGAGATATTTTATCATTTTGGAGGGATATCTAATCCTTTCGAGCCTAATCCGTTTCAATATAATATGTATCGGATTACTACAGAGTATTTTACTCCTGAAGTTCGGAAGGATGCCTCATATTATCACGGAGCTCTAGCCGGTGATCGTAATGATGTTACGGAAGCAGCCCCAATGGGACATCGAATACAAATACCTGTATCGATGAGTCCTTCCGAATTTGCAAAATTATTGTCCCCTGGAAAGCGGAGTCTTCCCAGCAGCTTGATGAAGGGGGGCAACAAAAGAAAATCGTATAAACCTAGAGCTGGCAAACGTTGCGCTCCGGGTTACAGACTAATTAGTGGTATGTGTGTTAAACAGTAGTTATCTTTTTAAATCACATTTTGGAGAAAACTGCCCCAATTTTCGGGTAGATTATGATCCGTTTTAGGTCACGTAGTGACATCATCTATCACAAGCATTTAGCCAATTTTTTGGGTCACTTTTTTAGTAAAAAAGGGACAAGAGTTAAATTGAACTCAAATTACCCACACTACATGGGAAGAATGAGATGCTCCGAATGTCAATGTAGATACGACGCCAAACACGATCCTCCGAATTGGTGCGGATTTTGTGGGGATTACACCCACGCTACAATAAGCTGGTGGTAATATTCCTTGGTCATGTGTTAGATGTCAAAGGAAAACAAAAGGAATGCAATCACACGCGCGAGCTCGCGGGTTTTTGTGTCATATATGCCGTAATGAACGTAATCGAAGGTATTGGAAATG